GCGGATATGGCGCACCAGCTTTGAGTAGAAATGTTCCATAGCTATGATTTGTAACTGTCGGATTTTTTATACCCGTTTCTGGATTTATTTGCTTGACACTATGAAAAGTTCGTATGTAATCCCATAACACACTAGAAAATCCTACGTTTGGATTTGTGCTGTATGGTGACATGTGAAGCAATCTAGCGCTTCTAGCCCATCCATTTGTATTTCCTGCTAATGTTCCAAAAACGTGAGCTCCGTGATTGTTCTCTGTACCCGTGTATGGAGGATAGACATAGTTACCAGAAGCGATTGGACTTTGCATTATTGAATTGTATTGTAACCAGTTAAAGTTTACAATTCTACTTTGACCAGTTCCATCTGAATTTGTTTTGAATTCGGGATGATCTGGATTGGTATGCCCATCAACTAAGATGAGGTCAACTCCACGACCTTCTTTTGCAACAACTATTTTTCCAGACTGAAGTGGGGCTCCATTACTTCCCCAATTTTGAATTTTATCGCCCCTCACCATTCGCAATAACGCCCAATTTTTATGGGTATTATTTTGCTGAGAATTTTTCGCCCAAGTGCTAGTCCCGTCTTGAATGAATTGCGGTGTAAACTCAATTCCCTGCTCTTCAATAGTAAGTTCTACGCTCAAAACTCTTTCGTCATTTCTTAAAGTTGCTGCTTCGGTTTCTGTTAGCAAATAGTGCGTGCTTCTGCTCATGTTGCGTCTATTTGAACATACCACTCCGCGTTTTGGTATGCACTTCACTTTATAATTATTAGACTCCATGTCAATGTAAAATTGATCTAAGTCCTCTTTATTTTTTAGAGTTATAACGTATTCTTTTAAAATTCCAGCCATTATATTTCCGATTTTAGCATGGTGATGTTTAGCGTAATGTTTCTATTTTCTGTTGTCAGATTTGTAATTTTTATGGCCATGTTTGTAGAGACTGGACTTTCTGCATTGAAACCATAGATGCCCGGTGTGAATAGAATCGTACTTGGTCCATCTGTTACTATTTCAGTAATTACACCATCTGATGCAAGTGGATCTTGATCTATTGTTCTAGCAGAATCTGCTTGTCTTAATGCTGAATTGGCATAAATTCGCACCCAACATGCTGCATTTGTTTGTATTTGATATAACACGTATCCCTTATGGGCGGTCACGTTGATGTCAGCAGTAGCTCCAGCGCCAATTACAGCACTAGTCGCATTTATTATTTCTCTTGATGTAAGACCAACAGTGGGCAAAGTAGAAATGTCACCATAAAGGTCTGTGAAGTTATCGTTTACAGCCCTAAATGCGGTTAACAGCGTATCTCCATTGCCATCATTTGGAGCTAAACCAGTTTTTATTATTTTTTGCACCACTTATCTTATCCTCTTGTTAAGCCGAGTCTGTTGTAATTTGTGTTGAATCCGTTGTAATTCTAGTTGTGTCTGTGGTAGGACGTATAATAACTCCGCCATCTCCATCAACTATAACATCTGGGGCAGTTTCAAGCAGACTAACCGGTATGAATTGTGAATTTATATAGCTAAATCCGTTTTCGATAGTAACGGAAGAATTTCTTTCCGATAGGAATTCTCTAGATGCGTCATCTATAACATAAGAAGAAACTTCTATGGTTCTTACACGCGGCTCGAATAAGACGTCATCGGTTTTTCCAAATTTGGTGAATAACTTTAAACCAGATGGGTGAACTAAGTCAATGTACTCTTCTACATATTCTTCTGCTGAAACATCTGTTGTTATTTCATAGGAATAATCTTGATAAAAGAAACTGTCTTGTATAACCTTTTCTTGATTTATGTGCGAGAAGAATGATGCCCAACGGCCCTCTGCAATTCCCTGATCACTTGCATTCGTGCTTACTATGCAATCTGGCATATCCGAAACTGTCCCGATTCGTTCATTACGAGTATTGTTGAATACTTGAGCATTGGCTTGGTTAATGTATCCAAATCCACTATCTATTATTTCTATTTCTTTAATTCTTCCAGTAACCGTTTCAACATTGGCATTAATGTCTGCGTTGAGACCAAGTGGTCGTGATGCCGGGTCGCGTGATCTTGATACAACCGTAATTGGTATATCTGAGCCTGCCTTGAAAATGGGCTTTGAAGTGATGAATGATTCGAATGTCAACTGGGTCACGTAGATTTCATTACCAACAGTATTGACGACTCTACCCCTGACTAATGTCTCAACTATGTTTCCTTCGAATGTCTTTATCAGTTTTGGTTGATTAATGATATCGCCGATGAATAAAACAATACCCTCGGCCTGAATAATTCTTAATACCTGATTTCTTATTGAGAACCTACTAATGATGTTCTCACGAGCAAGGACAAATGCATCAGAGAAATAGTTGCTACCTGGATTTATGTTTATTAGTTTTGCAATCGTACCAATGAAAAACTTTTCCGGCACAAATGCTACATTCAGTGGTGTATTTGCAGTTGGAATGACTCCATTGATTCTTGTACCACTCATCGGTAGTCCAGCTGGTGGTATCGCGGAATAGTTCAACGAGTCGAGTCTTACGTTAACGTAATTAGAAATCAAATCAGTTATGATAGTTATTTCTTCGGTGTCAACTACACTTCCCGTACCAACAGCTGCTGATGCTGTGTCATTTGGCTCAGTAACAAACACAGGAATCTCGGTGACATTCTCAATTCTATCAACAGTGAAGATTGGAAATCTTGATGCTAATATGTAAGTTACTGGATTTGCAATAGCTTCTGTAGTTGTGTAATCAAGTCGTATTCCAACAGCAGTTTTTCGTTGACCTATAACAAATCCATCAATTACTGTATTTGTGTCTTTAATTTGTCTGACTCTTTCACCAACAAAAAATTGACTAGTCTGTTGTTGAATCGTTGGATCTGGATCAGCAAAAAATACAGTTTGTGTAGAGATTTCAATTGATGTGTTTGCATCTGTATAACCGAATCCACCATCAACAATCTCAAACTCAATTTGTCCAGAAAGAGCTTGGGATACATCTGTAACTCTACCCTTAGCACCAAATCCTGTTGATGAACGTATTTCAACTATGTCGCCTATAGCATTATCTGGTGTGAAATTTCCTCTATCATCAGTTGAGACTTCTCTTACAGATCCATAAACTTTTCCATAAACCTTTACCGGATCATCACTAAAAATTACATCAAATCTTTGGAATCTTCCTTTTACACTGCTTAGGAATAGAATTGGTATTGTGTGATTATCTATGTTAATGAAATACATCGCATCAACGAATGCTTCAGATCCAGATTTATCTCCAAATACCTTCCTATTTACTATGTCATTAAATACTGTTGTATTCGTTATACCATAGAGTTGAATAAAAGATCCAGTCTTCCAAAGAGAAGTTGATGGTTTTAGCATATCCTCTGATGGAAAATATACAAGTGCTTCACTGTCGAAGAATAGACGAAAGAATAACTCGATTCCTTCTTTAGAGCCCTTTCTTCTGTAAAGGTCCAAAATGTGCTTGACAACGAATCTAATGTCTCTATCCAAGAACAGTCCACTCATGAACTTATTCTTGAAGAAGATTAACATACGGTCTAGTGTAGAATCTACGTCGCGATAGTCATAAATTCTGCGAATGTTGTAGACTGATTGAACTTCATTCTCCTCAAGAAAGCGATAGTATGCCTTAACAAGCTCTATTAGCTCTCTGCCCTCTTCTCTGTAGATAGCTGGAAACTGCTTTTCGATGAAGAAAGAAATTTTCTTCTCTTCTGCTAGTGCAAGGTCTACTAACCGAAAGTTGTCTGAAGTGGTCATCTTTCGGATACTTCCTTGATGATAATTTTAACATCGTTACTATCTAATATAAGAACTCTCTGCTTTGGTGCAGTGACGTTTTTATCCTGTGTACTAGCGAAGATTTTTATACCATTTCCATCATAGAACTCAACCCGGAAGTCGGATAGCTTTACGATTCCCGTATCGTAATCTACTGTTCCGACATTTCTCTTGATTATTTCTACGACGCCGGCGTCTCTGTTTCTTGCATTTACAATGTTTATAGATCCAAGTCCATTATCCTCGAAAATGGCTTCAGTTGATTCGAAAATGAACGTGCTGCTTCTCACGAATGAGTTATAACTCTCTGTGCGATTGGCTCTTGCAAACCTACATGGACTTTCAAGTGAAGTTCCAAAAATAAACGTAGGGCTTCTCTTCTGATTAAAGTCCGGCGAATAGAGAATGTATGGAATTGCGGAAATTGTATTGTTTATGATACCGGGATTTAGTGTGTCTATCATTGATGATACTCTAGATAACTCAAATGTAGAACCAAACTTATTCAACTTCGTAAGATTATAATCTTGAAGCGCAACTAGTATGTCATTTTCAATTGCATCTGTTGAGACGCTAGTTTGTTTTGGTGAAAATGATACATCTACTGACAAATCAACATAAAGATATTCTGGTGGAAGCAGAATTGGCTGAATTCCAACTGGTGTTTTGTCACGTAAGAATGTTTCGTATTTTTTTGCAGCGATGTCGGACAACCCGCCAGCAACATTGACCGCAATGGCAACCTTTCCGAATCTAGGTGGATCAAGTTCATCTCCACCAAACACTGAAATGTCTTTAATTTCATTGAAGCGCTGTTTCAAGAGAATTTCGTAGTCTCTCTCCGTAACAGCTCTTTCTTGTACCTGAATTGATTTCGGGGCGAAGAATTTGATGTCTTGTAGAGACTCTTTTGGAGCGCCACCAGCTGCATTTGAAACGGTTATAACACTTGCACCTCGTATGTCATTCGTAGTAAATTTGCATGATCCATTGGACTCATCAACGTTTGTGATTCGATACAAGACACGTATCTGCGTGTTCAACGGTGGTTCTTTACCGAATCTATTTCCGCCAAATGTTATTTCATAAGTTTCATCAAACGCTGGTTGAACATAGAACACTGGATCTGTGCTAGACACACCAAAGATGTCTTTACGATAAACATACTCAATTCTATCAAGTGGCTGCTCATAATTTTCAAAAACTCTGATACTTGCTGTATCTATGTTCTCATTCACAAGACGTATTGACTTTCTCTGTTCTGAGACTATGAATGCTTCTTCTATAAGTTCGCCTTCGTAGATTTCAACACCATTGGCTATGTAATTTAATCCACTTTTCCTTGCGACATACTGTTCTCTTGTGAAGAAATTGAATCTTGTGCTTCCCTGATTCGTCACAAATCTTGTATTCTCTGGTATCAGAAGTGTCGCATCTGTTTGAGTTGAGTCTGTAATCGTGATGTTTACGATAGCTCTAGCTGATGTAGCTGACCTTGGAAGATAATTGAGCTCCTTGACATGAGATACTATGGAATTTTCCAACTGTGCTGTATCGAGAAACATTTCCGAGATGGCCATGTTCGTATAGAAGTTATTTTGGTAGGTATTGTATGACAGAACGTCAAGCAATACAGACATGTTCGAACCTTCAAAGTCTATGTCGCGGAAACGACCATTAGGGTCAGTCCGTAAAAAGTCTTTAAGCTGATTTTTTGCTTGAAAAAAATCCAGTTCTGTGATAGGTAAAACGGGAGTTGTTGACATTCTTATCTAACTCTTTCTATGAATACATCGACCGAAATCGGATCTTCTCTGTTCTTTACGTAAAAATAAATCGTGACCTGAACGCGATTATCATCGTAAAGAGAGGTAACGTCAACACTAATAATTGATACACGTGGTTCGTAGTTATTTATAACGTCACGAACACGTTCTTCAAGAATCTTTAATGTTACCGGAGATGCATTCTCGAATAGAGATGCCCTCACGTCAGACCCTATGTTTGGCTGCATAAGCCTTTCACCTCTATCGGTTAGGATAAGGTTCTTTAACGACTCTTTTATTGACTCTTCGTTCTTCTTCGTTGACAAATCCAGTGAAATTGGATTAATGGTCAAGTCTTTATGGAAGTCGGAATAAAGATCACGCTTCTTTCCAATTGGAGATATAGTTGGTATTGGATTGCGCGGATCGTTAAGTGAAATTCTTGCCATGTGTTATCCTATTTTTGCGCCTGGTGGACCAGAAAGTGAGTAATACTGAAATCCACCCTGTGCCCAATCTCTCTGTGGTCCCAAATCGATGTGAACAAAGGTGTTTCTGCCCAAATAAGAACCAATTCCTTTGAATCCTGCTAGATAAGCTAAATTGGCGAATATAACTTGTTCTTGATAAGTATTTATGTCGCAGTCAAAGGCAGTTCCAGCAAGGTGTTGCGAATCTTTTACTCCTCCGGCCGCATCATTTGCCTGTGGATTTCTGTAAGCACTCATCACTGTTATTGTTTTTCCCCAACTTCTTGCTAGCGCGTAGAGATTTCGCATTGCGATTGGATGAACACCACCATAGGGTTTTACAATGAAACCGGCTGGACCGGACAATTTCGAATCCGGGCCCGGTGAATATAACACCC